GCCGAATGTTCTGCCTACCACGCCGCCCTCTGCCAGTTGAGCGCCTGCCGTGGCTGCACCTTGCTGACCAAGCAGGCCGGACACGTTTTGGCCTAGTGCCATCCCTGATGCCGCTTGCCCGGCTGCTGAGGCTTGGCCCAGGCCGGTAAGACCGCCAAGACGCCCGTATTGCTGATTGATAAGGCTGGACAGCAGCGCCGGCCTAAACTGAGCCAGTGCGCCCTGTATGTTTCCACCTCGCAGGCCACCAGTTGCGGACGCATTTTGCAGCATGGCTTCTTCGCCTTGCTTGGCCAGTGCCTGAAATGTCTCGCCACTGCTAATACGTTCAATGGCTGCACGCTCTGCCTCTGGGCCTTGTAAGCCGATCAGGGCTTGCTGCTGGGCTAGTGCTGGAGCGCCGGCTGCTGTGTATGGGGCCAGTAGTTCGACAAGTTTGTCGAACTGCCTTTGCTGCTCGGCAATGCCTGCGGCTGATGCGGCAGCCTGTGTAGCGCTTGCTTGTCCGGCTGCATCGGCTGCTTGTGATGCGCCAGTAATGCCGCCAAAAACGTCACCAATTACGTCTCCAACAAAGCTCATGATTTACTCCAATCTGTGCGCGTCATGCCGAGGATGTAGACGCCTTTAATTTGCCCGGATTGGATGCACGCATCGCGGCGGAATCCTTCAAGCGTCATGCCAAGTTTTAGGCAGTAGTTTTTGGCCGACTCCAAGCCTTCGATGATGTAGGCGGTAACGCGCAAGATAGGCTGAGAAAAGGCCCATGCCAAAAAAGCGCAGCCAAGGTCGCGGGAGTGTTTGATGGAGGACTTGTGCAAAAGCGAATGCAGCTCAAGCTCAGTGCTGGAAAACCGTATTGCCATGAATGCGCCAGCAAAGCGACCGCCTACGGTTGCGGTCAAGTATGTGACGCTGGGATGGTCAATGGGTGCCGCTGGCCGGTGGTCGTGACCGATCTTGGTGATGTAGGGATCGGAATAGACCGCGAGAAGGTGGTCTTTTGTGATCCCTTCCGTAACGACCGACATTGAACACTCCTGCGCAACAGGGTGAGCTACTGGCGGCTCGGACGGCTCAGTGGGGCTTATTTTCGCACATTTTGGCATTTGGTCAATCCATCTCGGATTCGCGCTCTTCCCAGGCTTGGCAAACCCGCATGTCATTGCAGATAAAATCCAGCTTTTCGCAATGCCCACGGAACCCTGCGCCCTTGTCATAAGCCGCCATCGGGATGCGCTCGATCCGCACTTGGGTCATGAGGCTGTTGTCGTAATACTCGCAGTTTGAGCAATGCTTACGCCTTGCGTCCTTTTCGTCGCACTGCATCGCCTGCGCCAGTCCTGCGTAAAACTCCTTGTTTGCGCCAGCCTCATTGGTCGGCACTTCGGGGCCGTAGTTCCAGTCCTGCACCGCAATGGCGTAGTTCTTCTTGTTCTCGGCTGTGCTAATGAATTCTTCCTCCATCGGCAGGCCATTAAAGCCGGGCGGCATAACCATAAAGTTTTTCATGCTGTGCTCCTTTTAGGTGATTTCTCGGCCAGATGCGCGGATGGTCAACGATGTGGCTGCGCCGGCAATGGTTGAAATAAAGCCACCGGACTCTAGCGCCTGGCCGACCAGTTCGGGGCAAGTGTAGGTCTCGTCGGGCGCAATTGCGCGGGTGTCAATAATCAGGTTGGCTGCGCCAGCAGCGCCGCCACTCGTCACCAGATTGGCGCTGATCGTCACATTGCCTGCCGTGGTGTTGGTGATCGTGAACTTGTCGATGATCGCCTTGCAGTTCACCGCAGTGTATTGCGTGGTCTGGGCGTTCTCGGCTTGCTTTGCCGGAATAAGAACTTTGATTGAGACGGTCATGATTTTTCCTTAAATTACACAAGCCCGATTTCGCCTTCAGCTTGGAAGGTAAGACCAGCGGCAGAGGCACCGCCAACCAGGAAGTCGGCAGTATCCAGACGAACTTGGCCATACCAGTCAACATAGGAACCAGCAGCAACAGGAACGCCAGTCGATGCAGTAAGAGCACCAGCAGTTGCTTGACCGCCAAAACCAAATGCAGCAGTTTGCGTGTTGACGCCAGTAGTGCCGAGCCACATTGCAAAGCTGATACTTGCTGTGGTTGTATTGACCACGCGCACGTGACGAACAATCAGGTAAGTGGCGGTATTAGTGCCAGCAACGCCGGTGCCGCCAGTAACAGTGGGCGGGTTCAATACGTTGGTGGTCGTGGTGGTAGTGAGAGAAACGGGGCCAAATCGAACTACTTTATTAGCTGCCATGATTAAATTCTCCTAAGTAAAAGAAACTGAATCTGGAAAGTTTACTGACAAATCTTGCTTAATTACATCTACTTGATCTTGTGGAAGCGTAGCAAAAAAGATATCTACTACTTGTTGATTTCCACCTATAGACATACCAAATCCATCTGGCGTAAGTTCTCGTACTCGATTCTCTATAGCGTCTATAAGTTCTCTAGTCATTATTCCTGCCCCACAATGTTATATTTGTGCCAGCAGTAAATGCGCCTCCTAGTGTGTTACCAGTAATTGCACTGTATGACACCATATTAATAACTTGAATCAGAGTTGTTTGGGATGACATCCCACCCATCTGCATTAGAGTTGGTACAGCTGTAGGTGCTGTTCCACCGGTAATACCGTTGCCTGTCATACGTTTAATACCACCATTTAAATTATCAATAAACATCCAGCCATATCTAGGCAAAGCATTGACAGTAACGGCAGTAGGCCAGCCAGCGCAACTTACAGAAGTTGTAGTTACAGTAGCACCTTGCATGAGAGCTGTACAAGCTGTAGTTGCAGCAACAACAGGAGTACCAGAGTTAGCAATACAAATCCTACCAATGCCGTTTGCAGCATAACCTGAAATGTAATATTCAAGCATCAACTGTGCAAACTCACCTGCCCAAGTAATAGTGCCTGTTGCGGTTGTACCGCTTGCAGTAGCTTGTCCAAGAAATACCCAGTTCTTACCGCCAGTGACAGCAGTGCTAGAAAGCATTGCACGAGTAATTGAGTTAGGCCCAGGAACAGAGCCAGAACCAGCAGCACCAGCAGGGCCGGGAATAACAATCGGGTCATCTGGAAGTTCTGGCTCCATGACTACGGTGATGCCATCCCTGCCATTGGTGCCGTTGGTTCCATTGGTGCCGTTAGCACCTCTAGGGCCAGGAATCGGCATTGAAGATTCGCCATCTTCTCCATCCATGCCGGGAATGCTAAGTCCATCTCTGCCAATAGTTCCATTCGCACCAGCAGCGCCAGCAATACCGCGAGGGCCGGGGATTGATGCACCATCTTCACCGTCAGCGCCATCTATGCCAGGCATTCCAATTCCTGCGGCTCCTGTAGCGCCTGCTGCACCTGCTGCCCCAGCAGTTCCATCAGCACCTTTTGGGCCTGGGATTACTAACGGTTCATCAGCGTCAGCACCATCAAGCCCAGGAATAGATGACCCATTTTTTCCGTTGGTTCCGTTGGAGCCAGTCGATTGTGGGAATTGATTGATAGCCATCAGATTGCCTCTGCGCCAGAGGCGGTAATGGTTAGCCCAGCGCCAGATGCTTGTATTTGTATTGTGTCACCAGCATTAAGAATCTGAACCCCAACCCATTGCGTGGTGCTGTTTGCATTGATTGACACATCATAAAAAAGCGCATTGCTTGTTGCTGCTGCACCAGCGGACGGAACCAAAAAAACTCTAAGGTTAAGAGCGCCTGCCGTTGTGTTTGCAATGTCAATGTCTTTGACAAATGTGCGTGTTGCTGCCGGAACCGTGTAAAGCGTGGTCACGCCAACGGTTATTGCAGCCTGGCCGAGTTTGGCTGGTGTGATTACATCGAAAGCCATGTGAGCACCTGATTTGACCGCACTGAAGCGGTTTGATTTGCGTAGGGCAGGATGCCATTCACATCGTGCGACAGTTCCACATTGTTGCGCACAGGGGCCAGCGCCAGCAACTCAAGCGCTTGCGCCAATCTCGGAATGGCGTCGAGCGCCTGCTGCACCTTGGCATTTAGAACAGCGTCATCGACCGCGGTATCCTGCGCCAGTGCGCTGATCTGAGCCAGTGCATTGTTGGCATTGGCTGCTGCCGTGTCTGCCTGATACTCAAAGTCGGTTCCGATAATGACTTGAAGTTCATCAACGGCAGAAAACAGCAACTCAAACTGCCTGATCTGCTGCTGGTCAGTCAAAAATGCCGAAAGCTGATCACGCGTCAGGTTGAGTCTGCGAGAGTAAGGTGCAGCAGCCATCAGAATGCCAACGCCTCGATCTGGGCTTCAAGCCGCACAAAGGACACATGCGCGTCACTGTCACCACGGAAGCACTGAATGCGCCAGTTCCTCATGTGGCCCTGTTGAAACCACGCCAAGCGCTTATTGCTGCCAATTGTGCCGACTGAGATAAAGCGCTGTTGGCTGTATGCCTTCCCGTCTAGGCTGTAACTGGTGCTGATCTGCGGGTTGGTGCCAATGGCCACGCTGCCGGTCAGACTGACAAGCTCCAACTCGTTAAAAATAGCCCCATTGCCCTCGTTGTAAACGATAAGCGTGCCAAACTCCCAGCGCACCTGAGCGCCCCAATGGTGGCCGGTATCCTGCACCAGGTATCCAACATTGCTGGATTGTGGGTCTCCGACCAGCCACTTGTCGTATGCCCAGACCATGTTTCGAGCGCGGTATTGAGCGAAGCCGACGATGGTGGTGGTCAGGGTGAACCATACCGGCTCGCCTAGCGCCTCGGATGCCGTTGCGTCATAGACCACGGTGCGGTCAGGCAGGTGGACATATAGGTGCTGGTGATTCTTGTCGTTGCGTGCTTCCAGCTTAACTAAGGCCAGTTGAGCCTCGGTGTATTGCAGCAGCAGGTTGTCTATCTCCTGAGTGCTGGCCTTCTGGGTTACTGCTGCTGCGCCGACGTATATGCCTGGTGCCTCGTTGCGACCACTGCCTAAAAATGCAATGGACTGTATAAAAACACAGCAGGCTTGCGTTCCGACAACGCCCTTTTGAATTTGAGCGCCATCGATGCGTGCGAAGGGGAAAAGCTCGCCGCCCACATTGTCGAATACTTCAATGGTGTTGCGGTTCAGGGCATAGATTTCGTTGCGCAGCTTCAGCAGGGCCACTACCGGGTCAGGATCGGCCTCAGAACTGCCGTATTTCAGCGGGTTTACAACCAGCGGGTTAGTCAGTTCGGTGACGATCAGAAACTCGCCGTCCGTGGTCATGAAATAACCGTCCACCCACACCACATCGAGCACCACGCCCAGATCGGGGTCGGTGACTTGGGTCAGGGTTGTGCCGTCCCAATAATACAGCCGGCCACCGGAGGCAATGGCCAGGCGGTCAAAGCTGTAGTCGAAAGTCACTAGCTCACTGGATGAGCCACCCACATCGCCCAGGGTGGTCACTGTGCCATCGCTGGCCACAGTGACGAGGCTGCTTCCCATGACTCGGTAGCACTCGTTTTGCCAGTTGATACCGCCACGGTCGATGCCTGGGCCTGTGCCGTTGGCTACAATGCCATCGCCGGGGCGCAGGAAACCATTGCTGATACCGGACTTTTTCGGCACCGGCACCATGTTGATTGGGTAGCTGGTGCGAAGCTCCGGCGTGCTGTCAGCGTAAATGCCGTTGAGGATGGGGATTTGCATTTACTTTTTAGCCTTGTTTCTGGCCGATATTTTCCTTGCCTTCTCCTGTGCGTCAGCCTTGGACGATGCGCCCCACGCCCTCAAACTCAGCAGCAGCCGGGTTGGTTCGCCGCCTTTGTATTCAGGGCCAGCACTGCCACCCATACGGGCCAAGAACGATGCCCTGCGCGGATTGTCACCAGACTTGACAGGGGGCTTCAGGTTCATGCCTTCGGCCTTGGCTGCAGCGCGTCCTTTGGCGTTTAAACCGCCCTTTGGGTTCTGGCCTTCCTTACGCGCATAAGCGGGGGTTTTCATTACGCCACTACCGCACCACGTAATCCAACAACCCACCAGTCAGTGCCAGCAAATTGAAGCGTTACAGCATCACCAACAGCGTTGAATGTGATGGTGGTTGCACTGCCGAGGTTGGTCGGGGTCAAAATACCAGTATCACCACCAGCCGCTTCTGCGACATAAATAATGGTCTTGAGTTGCCCTTGTGCGCCATCCGCAAGGGTCAGGGCATTACCTGCTGCCGTTGAAGTGAAGGCAGTAACAAGGCCGGTGATATTGACGGCGCCGGGGCCACTCAATGCCTGACCCGTTGCCGATGCGCCAGTGCCGCCATGATGAACCGGCAGGCCACCAGTTACGCCTGTAGCCAGCGGCAAGTCTGTGCAATTGGTAAGCGTTCCAGAGGTAGGCACGCCAAGAAGCGGGGTGACAAGGGTTGGGCTAGTTGCAAATACGTTTGCACCAGTGCCGGTCTCATCCGTCAGGGCTGCGGCAAGGTTTGCCGAAGTAAACGAACCAAGCGATGCGGCATTGCCAACCGATGTAATAGCGCCAGTCAGGTTTGCATTGGTGGTGACGTTTCCTGCTGTAAGCCCGGCTGCGGTGCCTGTAATGTTTGTGCCGACAAGGGTGCTAGGCGTTCCCAGCGCAGGCGTCACAAGCGTCGGGCTGGTGTTGAATACCAACAGGCCAGTGCCGGTCTCGTCGGTCATTGCAGCACGCAGGTTTGCGCTTGATGGAACGGTCAAAAATGCCTGCACGTTTGCGCCATAAACCGTCTCGGCGTTGATCTGATACCAAGAGTTTGTCGGCTGGTAGAAACGAATGGCCGTGGCACTTCCAGCAGCCAAGAAAGACACACCGCCAAAGATAGCCGATGCGCCATTCAGCGCAATGGTCAAAGAGGTGATTTCTTGGGTCGTAGTGATCAGCACCGTAGTGCCATCAGGCACGCCAGTGTTCAGCGGCAAGGTGATCGTGCCAGTGGCAAGCGTTCCGGCAGGCTGCAACAGCATCCACTGGTCATTGCTGACGGGGGTCGGCACCGTGATATTGAAGCCAGAGCCGGGAACGTAAAGGTTTACCGCCAGCGTAGGCGATGCAAAGCTCTGCTGGAAAAACGTCAGCAAAGAGCCAATCGAGGTGCGCCTTGCATCGCCGTTGTTGGGCGAGTAGACGGGAAGCTGATCACCACTTGAAATGGTGCTCAGGACTGGCAGTTGATTGATCGTGGGCATGGTAATCCTTATTAGAATTCGATAGGCCCATCAGGGCCAGCGTTGACAGGCAAATAGGGTGGCCGCACAAAGGGGTTATCGGTGACTCTCCACGGCTTGTTGCCAGCGCCCGATGGGGTCGTGGCCGGCAGTTGCTTTTCAAGCGGGAACGTGGCCCTTTGCAGCAAGATGTCGTAGCCCTGCTTTGCAGTAGCCTTAGTCTCCATCATCACTTGCTTGCCGTAGCTTGGGGCCAGCCTGATGCCCAGGCTGCAAATAATGGCCTCGTAAGCGGAATCAGGAACGAGCGTGTCTTCGTCAAGGTCGCTGTCCTGTGGGCTGGATGGCAAAGGATAGCCCAGGCGGATGCCTTTGGCGTTCCAGTCGGCCATCATTGCATCTAGCCGGCGCAGGGCAGACTGCAACTGTTCGGGCTGCAGATCAAACACATAAGATGCAAGGCCGATTTCCTCAAAAGCAGCGCTTATGAATTGTCGTTTTTTGTAGCCCATGCCGATTCCTCGATGTGTTTTAGTAGTGTCGCATCTGACCAGCGTTTGTCAACCTTCAACCCAATCACTTCTGCTTGTTGCAGCATTTCGTCGCGGGTTGCCGGGCCATTGTCGGCAGGCGCTTCAACTTTAGGCACTCGCCTACCAATAGGCGTCGGGCAAACCTGCTTTATTGCTTTGCGCTCAATGGTCTGCGCCTTTTTCAGCCTGCGCTTTTCCAACCGCAAT